GGAAAAACGCCAAATAAAAACTCGAAGCTTGCGAGAGGGTTGGAAATCTTCGAAAAACTCGAAAAACGCATGGGAATTGGTCAAGTCAACGCGGCTGCTTTCCGGATCGAGCTGGTGAAGAAAAAACAGTCCAAAGGGCTCGCCCAAAGGTGCGTAACCGAGAAAGTACTGGCTTATTTATGAGCGAACTGACTCAGTGCAATTTTTGCACTTTAAAAGCCCTACGCAAGAACCAGAAAGGCGGCTCTCGCACGTACGTGAAGCATGGCAAAGGTGAGTGGGAGGGCTGGCGTGTAGTCACGCAATCCGGAAAAGATTCCCCCGTGGCGTATTTCAAGGAACTAACTGATCACTGCGTCTGTTAGACTCCGCGCATGAAATTCATTGTCGAGATTCCGGACGACATCGTGCAGTGGGCTAATGCTGAAGGTGTAAACCGGCAAATGATCGCGAAATTCATGCGTGAGGAACTGCAACAGGCTGGTACTCGCCATGGACACGCGCCCAGTCTCGGTCGGCCTAAATTTCCGGGTCAGGGTGACAGTCACGATTGGCGCGCGTGGATCCTTAATGAAATTCACGTGCGTTGCAATACCAGCGCAATGCCGAAATCAAAAAAGAAGAAAAGCAATCGGGGACGTTTCCCGGACGAGATGTTCAATGGACAGACGTAAATTTTTGAAAGGTACCGTTGCTGCAGTCGTTGCAGCTGCTTTGCCGGGTACTGAAAAGTACACTCACAAAACGTATGGCACTGCGCACTACGTGATCCCGCGAGAGTCACTGGAAAACAGCTTGATCTCTCCCGCCGATCTGAGCGAGCAGAGCCTCGAACAGATGTGCATTGAGATCGCTGACAGTCGTGCTCGTGCACTGGCGCGCTCCATGATGCAAACGAAAGAGCGCATCACAGCGAACGTCTTCAATCGCGCGTTCGGAGACGGTGTCGCACTCGAATCGAGTGAGCACCCGGTCGCATTCAAAACATGGTGGGATGACGAGCGGGATTTCCTACACGTCGAAGGAATCTCACGGGAGCAGATGTATGTCAGTTGAAGGTCCCTTTTTTGTCACGTTCACAATCGCAGGCCGACCGCGCAAACAACCGACGCCCGATCACGAACATTGGTCCCTCGACGACTTGAAAAACGGCTTTTGGGTCACCGCTGAACATACCTTGTGCAGAGAGAAGCAGGGGCAATACTGGGTGCCACCGTCACAACTTGTACTGATCGAAAAAAGAAATCAGGCACCAAGTCCGCTATAGGAGAAGCAAAGTGAATATTGGAGACGCAATCGCAGCAATGCGACACGGCAGTAAGGTTACACGAGAGGGTTGGAATGGTCCGGGCCAGTACTTGGAATTGCAGGTACCAGACGAACACAGCAAGATGCGCAAGCCGTACATTTACATTTCGCCAGTTGATGGTGAACTGGTTCCATGGCTTGCATCACAGACCGATCTGCTCGCGAACGATTGGATGATCATTACTGATTAGGCTGGGAGTTCGGGGCAAATAGGGGTAAGCTCCGTCAGCGTGGGTGCCTTGTTGACCTGTTCAGGAGCACGCGATGTCGCTTACCCCGACCCAGCTACAAGAGCTGCAAACTATTGTCCTCGACCTTGGCGAGGAATTTCCACATAACGCGGACTTCCTGTGGAACGCCGCTATTCGGATCCAGAAAGCGGATCTCGGACCTGTCACGGGTTCGGGTGGCGTTCCTGCGTTCGAGGCAGCTGTTGCTGATATTAAGCTGTGCCAAGAGGAAGTTCAGAACTACCAGCAACGACAAGGTAGCCCTGCTTCAGGCTTCGACGTAGCGGTTCTTCAATCAGTCCCCATTGGCACTCCTCCTCCGTTAGGTCTTCAGGGCGAGATCCAGTACATCGAAACTGCGCCGAACATTTGGGCGGCGACCGATCAGATTCTGATTACCCCTGCAGGACCAAACTCTGTCCAGATGGACGAAGTGGGCACGACCGTCTTCCGAACGGTCCCGGCAGCGTCTGGTGGTATCGAGATTAACAACCTCGCAACAGGTGCCGGATTCGAGCGCGTACTGACGACCAGTGACACACCGTCAGGTACGCTCCCGGCAGTGACCACCGACAATGCCCTACTGGTCGCAGATCTAGCGGGCAATGACTGGGACGAGGCACCGGGCATCCAGTACGATGCGGCTGCGCAAAGTTTGCAGCTCAACCTGTCCGCTGCCAACATCGCGATAAATCTCATCCCGACTCACTCAACCAACTACATCGCGTTGAGGATGTCAGATCAGGCTACCTCGTGGTTCCAGTTCCGACACGACTACAGCCTATCTTCTGCCAACCATGAATTCTTACTGGAATCTAGCGCTGGGGGTACGATTTGGGAAATCGAAAACGAGGGCAATATACACCTTGGCGGCACCGAGGGTTCGAGCGCATTTAAGATCATAACCACCGTTGGAAATGGACGGGTTCAAGTTACCGATGGCGCTACCCTTTACCTCGATGATGTGGCGGCAGCACAAGCCGATCTAAGTGCCCATGGTCAGCTGTGGGTCAATTCTGCCGATGGCAGTTTGAACTACAAGTACAACGGAGCAGGCAACATAGATCTAACTGCTTCAGGTGGTGGTGGGGGTGGTGCTGGTGGAAGTGCTTCTTGGATTTACGACAATACCATTGCTGGTCCCGCAGATCCCGGTGCTAACGAATTTCGCACGAGTACGGGCAATCCGGTAAGCGTAACTGGCTTCTATTTCAACGACGCTGACGCTAACGGATTAGACATCCAGAACCTCATTGACACCGCTTTTGCCGGTAGTCAGTTGGTCATGCGTAATGCAAACGACAACACGCAGGTGCGCGTCTATACGATCACTGCAATTGTTAACAATGTTGGCTGGTATCAAGTCAGTGTCGATTATCTGTTCGGCAACGGGGATGCTTCGATTCCCAATGGCACTGAAATACTGTTCGAGTTTTACAATTCAGCGAACTTGGGAGGCGGAACAGATGTAGCCAACCGAAACGATATTCCATATTGGGAGGGCTCAACAAACCGGTGGCAGGCAGCTGGTTCACTGATTAACATCAACCCGTTGACGCCACCTCTCGGTGGTCGATTGCAACTCGGCACGACATCGGGATACAGCACAACCAGCCCACAGATTATGCGACCTCTCGGTGCTGCCGACACCGTCATGGATTTCGTGTACGGCACTGATCCGAACAACGGCTTTCTTCAGGGGTACCAGCGAGTCGCGGGCGAGATGTCCTTTGGTGCGAGGATCGCATCGACCAACACCGATATGCTCACGCTCGATTTGCTTGCCAATGTTCGCATCCAAGCTGCCGCGTCATTCAAGATCGAGGAACAAGGTGCGGCTGCTGCCAATCTGGCTGGTCATGGTCAGCTTTGGGTTAACTCTGCCGATGACAGCCTCAATTACCAAACTGAAGCTGGAGTCAACTTCGTCCTGACTGCCGTACCTTCTATTGCTCTTAATGACCTGTCAGATGTTGACACGTCAGGTGTTGCGACTGGTGATCTGCTCTTCAAGTCTGCTGGTGATTGGTTAGATACAGCAGGCAGGCTGTACTGGACTGATCCGATACTTACTATCGAAGGCAACGGCACTGAGGCTACGCTGCGCTTCGACAGTTCCGGCGCAGCCAACAACATGAGCACTTCGTATCAGGTAGCTGGCGACACGAAGCTGCGCGTCTTTTTCAACCAGACTACCCGCAATCTGATCTGGGAAGATCGCGATACAGTCAATGCGGATCGCATGATCCTCGACATTGATACCGGCAACCTTACGGTGACCGGAACCTGTGACGCTGACGATTTCAACGGTGTAGTGTTGACGACTGCTGGCGCAGCGACCAACTATCTCGATGAGACTGGGGCTTATTCAGTTCCAGCTGGGAGTGGCGCGCAGATCTCTGGCTCTCCGCTCAACAATCAGATCGCGGTCTGGACCGGCGGGACCGACATCGAGGGCGACGCCGACCTGACCTACGACGGCACCAACCTCACCCTCGCGAACGGTGGACTGCGAGCGGATCTCAACCCGACCAACCTCGGTCTGTTCATGACTAACTCCGGGGCAGGCACCGAGATCTTCGCGCTTAGTGCGGACAACACTGGCGGGATTGACTTCGACTTCACTAACGTCACCGATGTCAACTTCAACGGTGGCAGCATCTACGACTTCAGCAATGAGATCATTCGTAGCGTCAGCGGACTTTACTTGCAAGAGCGGGCAGCGTCACAAGGAGATATTGCCAACCAAGGTCAGCTCTGGGTAAGCAGCGATAATTCAAACCGGCTTCGGTTCACAAACGGTGATGGTGATGACTACGTTGTCGCCATATCGGGTGGCGCAGTAGGCGACAACGTCACGGTCAACGCATCGTTCAACTTCAACACAGCAGGTAACTTTGCTGATAACTGGATTGGTCATTACTTCGACGGTGGCAACAACACGATCACGCTTGAGGACAGCACCAGTACAACTGAGTGGCCGCTCTACACGACGATCACCATCATCGCTCCCGGCAGCGGTAACCAAACGGTTGTTGAAGGAGCAGGAACAACACTCTTCGATGATGCAGGTAATGACACGGTAGGAGGTGTCGTCGTATCGCAAGGCATCGTGTCGATCACTCGACAGACAACAACGAACTACATCGTCTGGGGTAGTGGTTGGACGTGATCCTAACTCGTAAGAAGAGATTGATTTTGCCTTCGCGCTTCCGTCAGCGTGGCAACTTCCATATGTTCCCCGCAGGTACGCAGGCTATTATTGGACAGGTCGTGCCGCTCGCCACAGACATGTTCATTGAGTCCACTGTCGCCTCAGGCATCTGCAACGCAGGCATTACGTTCAACGAACTGGGTGCACTCGACGCTCGCGAAATTTACAAGCGACACTCAGTTGCGAATGACATCCTCATGGGCAATGATGATGCAGGCAGTCCGGTTGACCATACAGGTGAGTGGACTACTCAGGTCATCACTGCTTCGGAGTGGGAAGTTGCTTGCGTCAACCTCGTGTCAGGGTCGTGGAGTGTCGAACATGCTGCTGTCGGCGTGTACACAACGCTCAGTTCGGCTACCGACATCACATGGCGAATGAACAGGCCGGGAGCAAAAGCGTACACTCCGGGTACGAGTCAGTGCATTGCAGATTTTAGACTCCGTGAGATTGCTGATACCGCAAACTTCACCGAATGGGAAGTCACCGCTAGGGCTGTACAAACATGATTACACTACCTCCGTACATTTACGAACGCGATGCCTACCATCAAGCTCCTGTGGCAGATCGCTGGATCTTCAACAAACTGCAAGTGGCCGAACGATTAGGGCACACGTGCGGACCTATCGGTACGCGCCCTGCTGTGCAGACGGCTGTGATCGTACGTCCGCAGATGAACATCTTCGGTGAAGGTCGTGGCGGATTCTTCGAGTACGACGAGTGGCCTTTCGCTGCGTGGGACAATGCGCCGAATGCGAACCCCGGTTACTTCTGGTGTGAACAGTTCACTGGGCGACATGCGTATACGCAGTACATCGATGACGTTGCACGATGGTGCTCCTACTCAGAGCCGTACACGCACGCTGTGAATCAGCGGTGGGTCGGTGTCGAAGATGTCGCACTGACTGAAGCCCCAGCATTACCAGCAGCTTTGCAAGGAGTCTCCAAATACCTTTACGTTGAATCAATCGGCGGCAACATCATCGAGGCCGCACCGAGACTTGGTATGTCAGGCGCACGACAGGTCATGATCGACGAGTACAAGCTGATCGATCCCACGTGGGTTGAACCTAACGACCTTGGCTTCGGACTGGTCGATGCTGTGATGAGACCGGATATTGCGGGCAGTCTCCGTTGGGAAAGTGACGAGGCCACACGCAGACCGTTCACGACAGACCAATGACGTACCTACGATTCGCACATCTTCTCCGTTGGGCACTTGAACTGTTCATCATCTGGGTTTTTGTTTGGCCTGAGACGGGAAGCTGGACGGCATTTGTTTTGACGTTAATAACGGTTGGGATTGAGTTCGATCATCTCAAGCCGAAAGACTGGAGAAAATTATGACTGCAAATCTGACAGCAACAGAAATCTGGATCAACCGACTCATCGCACTCATCGTGGTGTTGTTCGTGATCTTCCCCGCACTCGGCTTCTTCGCAGCTAAGGTTGACGTTGAGATATACAAGAACGTGGAAGATGGTGAGATGACTTACTGCGAGAGCGGTTCGCTCGTTGATCCTCCATTCCAGTACATGGGGTCTGGCAAGATCGATGGTGACAAGGCTTCGACGTGTTAGTGCGTATCGTCGCACTGCTGCTCCTCTCTTCGTTGGTGTTCGCACAGGGCACTGTGCAAAAGACATTCACTTGGACGCCACCGACCGAGAGGGAGGACGGCACTGCATTGCCTGACATCGAGATCGCAAGTTACAACATTTATTGCGACGGGGCTCCGACACCGATCTGGCAACAGACTAATCAACCGGGCGCAGACGAACGATGGGAAGCACCAGCGGGTTCATTCGCGCTTGGTCCTCACAACTGTCACGCGACAACGGTTGATACAGGAGGTCTGGAATCTGATCCTAGCAACACCGTCCCTTTTACTGTGACGCTCGCCAATCCCAAGCCGCCCGTTTTTGTGCTGCAGTAAGGCCTCCTCGGAGGCGTGGGGGTGGGTGCGCGCTTTTTCGCTAAAACAATTTTTTTCTAGATGTGCTATAATAGCGTTCCTGTGTAATTCAAGGAACGCAAAGATGACAGCTACACCAGCGGAGTATGAACGAATAGTCGAGTCGATCTGGAAAGAAGGCTCGACCAAGGAGCAACGACGTAACGTTCATCCGAATCTCGCGATGAACTACATCCGAGCATTTTGGAAACAAGAAGTCGGTAGCAAGTTCCGATGGAAGATTCGCATCGGTACAGGTAACCGACGCACGTGGCTCCACAGTGGAGTGTTTACCGTCAACCCTGCGCAGGGCTGGCACGACATCAACCACGACATGAGTCATTTCATCGAGCGTCGCAAGACCGGTGGCGCACACACTGACCAGCACCTCAGGCTCGAACGCAACGGAGCTGCACTGATTGTGAAGCGGTTCCTCATGGACGAGCCCTACGTGGAGCCCAAGAAGGAGCGGGACTTTGTGGCTGAACGTGCAGGCAGAGTGGACGCCAACATCCAGCGCTGGGAGACGAAACTGAAGCGCGCGGCGAACGCACTGAAGAAGCTGAAGAAGAAGAAACGCTACTACGACAATGTGTTAGCAGAACGGGGCTCCTAGCGAGCCCTTCTTTTTTTCTGTACCCTCGGCGAGGTCAGCTTTGGTCAACCGTATAGGAAGCACCTCCCTTGGGTCAGGTTATCTCTCTCAACTTTGGGCTCGTTCATCAGCCCCCCGAATTCGATTACGACTTCGACTTTGATGATCTCGACGAAGAGATAAGAGAGCAGCTGCCCGAAGACACTGCTGAGATCTTGCAGATGTTTTCGGAAGAGGATCTCCACTTCCTACGCTGGCGCATCTGCTGGCAAGCGATGGCACGAGCCAAGCAACTCCCACCCGAAGAATTCATCAACATGATGAAGCCGATATGGCTCATCAGATCTGGACGTGGTTTTGGTAAGACGCTTACCGGAGCAAACTGGATCGGTGAACAGGCGTGGTTGTTTCCCAGTTTCTATGCAGTAGTGTCACCGACGCATGATGATGTTCGGTACACCTGCTTCGAGGGACCTACGGGTCTCATGTCAGTAATTCCCCCGCAGCTCATTCATGATCGGAACCAAGCCCTGCCTTCAATCACCCTTAAGAACGGGTCGATCATTCGTGGGTTTGCGGGGGATACCCCTGAGCGGTTACGTGGACCGCAGCACGCAGCTATCTGGTCAGACGAGATTGCATCGTGGAAGTACCCACAGGAGGCGTGGGACAACATGATGTTTGGTCTGCGTCTCGGTGACAATCCCCGCATGTGCGTAACGGGTACGCCGAAGCCGACACCGTTCGTGCGCAGATTGCAGACTGATAAGCGCACGGTGGACGTCGTTGGTGCCACGTACGAGAACCGGGAGAACCTGACCTCCTACTTCTTCGAGTCCATCGCTAAGTACGAAGGCACGCGCGTCGGTCGCCAAGAAATTCACGGTGAGGTGTTGGATCCGGAAGAGGAAGGGTTCGTCAAGCGCAGCCAGTGGCGCGTTTGGCCGAGAGAAAAGCCCTTACCGAAGTTCAGCTTCATCGTCATGTCCATCGATCCAGCTTTCAAGGAGCGCAATTACGACAAGCGCAAAATGGAGAGCGACCCGACAGCGTCCAGTGTCTGGGGCGTGTTCATGCAACCACGTGAGGGTAAGCCGCCTATTCCACACGTCATCTTGCTCGACGCATGGGAAGACTGGCTGGGTTTCCCGAACCTCGTGCGTCGCCTCAAGAAAGAGATGGCGTACACCTATGGTGACGCGGACGAACCAATCATAAAGCCGCTAATCAAGTCGAAACGTCAGCGCGCAAAACATCAGGGACGCCCAGCTGACATCGTTTTGATCGAAGAGAAGGCCTCCGGTATCTCTATCAGACAGCAGCTCGCGGAAGAGAACATCTTGACTCACGGCTACAATCCGGGTAATGAAGACAAGTTAACGAGGCTGCACTACGTCTCCCCAATGTTTGCAGCCGGTCGAGTCTGGGCAGTTGAGTCTGATATCAATCCGGGGCAGTTTAAAACATGGGCAGATCCACTCATTTCACAAGTTTGTTCCTACGTCGGCCCCGGCTCTACGGAACGCGACGATCTGCTCGACACAGCCACCCAAGGCCTGCGACTGCTCATGGATAAATTCTTTGGTCCGTTCACCGTGGTAGACTCCACCGAAGATCGTGAACGTGCACGTGCACGTGACATTGCGGAGCGACGGTTGAAGAAGAAAGAGAATCCTTATGGGTGACAGAGAAGCCGTCTTGCTCGATATACCTGCTATGAGCCTCCCGGAAGCGAGTGAGCTGAAGTGCATTAAGTGGTGCGAAGGCCACTGGGCAGAGCTGATGTTCGCCCTGAAAGATCGCGGCCTCGACGACCAAATCGCAGAAACTCCCGAAGAACTGAACGCCAAGTTCGCTGCAGGCGAGCTGGATCCTTGCTGGGAAGCGTGCAACATGCTCAACATGGGTGCGCTAGAGATCTTCGGTCCTGACCGAGTAGTAGAAGAGAACGCCGGGTGCCCCGTATGTGCGTTCGCCAACATTGTTCAGCATGCTGCTGACCTCATGCACGGAAAATACGGGAGCGTCAACTGATGGCAACACCCGAAGACCAAATCGGCTCAGTAGAAAAATTCACCGAAGCCAAAGAGGAGGTCATCGACACTGATGACGGTGGTGCCATCATCAAGATGGGTGACGACGAAGGCAAACCCAACCGCGAGTGGTTCGATAACATCGCGGACGATTTTGAAGAAGGCGTAAAAACTAAAATCGCAACCCGTTTGATGGAAGACATCGAGCGCGACAAAAAAGCCCGCGAGAAACGGGAGAAGGATTACGAAGAAGCGATCAAGCGCACAGGGCTGGGCAAGGAAACCCCCGGAGGCGCAGATTTCGAAGGTGCATCTAAAGCAGTGCATCCCATGCTTACTGAAGCGGTGGTTGATTTTCAATCGCGTGCGATCAAGGAGCTGATGCCACCGAACGGTCCCGTCAAATCATATATCCCCGGTGACAATCCTGAGATAGATCGCTTTAAGAAAGGCGAGCGCATCAAGAACTACATGAACTGGCAGTTCATTAAGCAGATGCCCGACTTTCGCACAGAGCTGGAACAGCTCTTGTCACAAACGCCGCTGGGTGGCTCGCAGTACATGCGACTCGTCTGGGATGACCAAAAGAAACGTCCCGTGCCATCATTCTGGCCTAGTGATGACGTTTACATCCCCTACGCGGCCTCGAACTTTTACACATCCGACCGCGTCACTTTTGTTGATCACATAACTGAGTTTGAGTACAAGCAGCGCGTGCATGGCGGCATGTATTCGGACCTCGGTCCTGAGATGATCAAAGCTGGTGTCGTCGAAGAAGAATCTCGCCCACAAAAAGCGACTGATGCAGTCGAGGGCAAAGAAAACCTGCAGGCGTACAACGAAGACGGACTGCACAACATCTACGAAGTCAATTGCTTCTCCGACGAGTTGGAAGACGGCAAAACGTACGCTCCGTATCGCATTACTATTCATGGTCCCTCCCAGAAAATCTGCGCGATCAATCGCAACTGGGAAGAGGAAGATAAGAACAAGCTGAAATTGGACTGGGGCGTGGAGTTCCCGTTCATTCCGTGGCGTGGGGCTGGATCAGTTGGCCTCGGCCAGATGATTGGTTCCCTGTCCGGAGCTGCTACAGGCGCACTTCGCGCACTCCTTGACTCCGCTCATATGAATAACCTGCCCACACTCATACGACTTAAAGGGGCGAATTTCAGTGGGCAGAGCAAGGAGCTGCGTGTTGCTGCGATCACCGAGATTGAAGGTGGCGTAGCTGGTGACGACATTCGCAAGTTGATCATGCCGGTGCCGTTCAACCCACCGTCGAATGTACTGGTCGAGTTACTTGGTATCTGCGACGGTCTCGGACGTGGGCTAGTTCAGACAACCTTCGAGAAACTGGGTGAACAGAGCACGCAGATGCCTGTTGGCACGACCCTCGCACTGATCGAAGAGGGCATGACTGTCTTCAGCGCAATTCATTTGCGCATGTTCCAAGCGATGGACAAGGTTCTGGAGATCCTGTGTCGCATCAACCGGATGTACCTCGACGAGGAAGAGCTGAAAGACGAGCACGGACAGCTACTCGCTTACCGAAAAGATTTTGATCCTCCGTACGACGTCATGCCAGTTGCAGATCCGGAGATCTTCTCCGACGTTCAGCGTATGGCGCAGCTGCAGATCGTTGCAGATCGTGCCGCGCAGATGCCGGAGGTTTACAACATTAAGGAAGTCGAGAAGCGCATTCTCGAACGAACCAAAATACCGAACCCTGACGAGCTACTGTTACCCGATGACACACCAGAGGAACAAAACGCCGTCAATGAGAACGCAGCGATGTCAATGGGCAGACCTGTGGCCGCATTCCCCGAACAGGATCATCTGGCGCATTTACAGGTGCATCTCGATTACGCGACATCACCTGCACTTGGAATGAATCCCTTAATTGCGCCTCGGTATATCCCCATGCTCATGGGGCACATTATTGAACACGTGGCGCTCTATTACGTCTCTTACAACGTTGACCTTCTGCAGACAGCAAGTGGAATGAGTGACGATGAATTTGCGCAAATGATGAAGTTGCGCGATCCAGAAGTGCGCAAAGAGATGGACAAAACTCTCGCGTACCAGTCGCAGGATGTAATTCCCGCGCTGGACAATGTCTTATCTGGAATCATGCCGGTCATTCAGCAACTGCAACAAGCTATGCAGGAATTCCAGCCCGAAGAGCCACAGCCACCGGTCGATCCAAATGCGATGGCAGCTATCGAGCAGGAGCGCGAAGCAGATCAGGCAAGAGACGAAAGAGAGCGCGAACGTACGCAACTGACTCTGGTGGACAAGCGCGAACAGCGTGAGCATGACACCGAGAAAACGTTTATGGAGCTTGAGGCAGAGGAGCGACAGAAGGCTCTAGACTTGGCTCGCGACGACGCACAAAAGGCTCAGGAGTACGCTGCTCGTCTCGAAGAGCTGGTTGAGCGCGAGCGTGCTGAGGACGAGCGCACTGAAATGAAAATCACTTCCAGCGAGGTTATCAATGCCGAGGATAACGCCACGGCACTTAAAATCGCAGGCCTCAAGGCAGTAACTGATCGTTCAAAGATCAAGTCAGGAACAGGGTCTACGAACCCCCGACCACGCACGGATACTTGACGAGTTGATCCGAGAAGCAGATCTTGAACGTGAAAATTGTTCCGTAAGGACTCCATAATTCAACAGGAGAGGAGACGATGAAAAACAAATATCCCGCAGGACCAATGAACCAGCACAAGCTGCTGGCTACTGGCAAACCCTTGCGCAAAGCCAATACGGCTAACAAAGGTGGCGAGGTGAATTTGAAGGGCGGCATGGGCAAAGGCGGCAAAATTTCGTCGTCTGGCGACACCGGAGGTCCGCGCGGCGGCTCCCCCAAAGCATGCAAATTGCCCAATTATTAGATTTAACATAAGTTTGGGGCTAATATGTCCGCCGAGAACGTAATTCTGCAGAAGTTTCTGCAGAGGCTGAAAGAGGAACAGGCCGGGTGCATCGCATTGCTCGCGACACCGAAAGACAAAACAGCTTTCGGATACGGTGAAGCAAGCGGAACTTATCATGGCTTGTGTCGCGCCGAGCAGCTGTTCGAGGAAGTAGTTGGCGAAGAAGATGACAGGAACTAGGTGACCATGGTTGCACGCTTAAGAACAATTTTGGACTACGACTCAGTTGATCAGGCATTTCCGGAGGCCGATCCGGGTCTGGTACCGTTTGGTTCGCGGGTTTTGGTTCAGAAGCGTTCGCCACGTGCGGTCACTAAAGGTGGGATTATCGTTCCGGATGATACCCAAGACACTGAGTTCTGGAACACTCAAGTGGCTAAAGTCATCACGCTTGGTCCAGCGGCTTTTAAGAATCGCGACTCTCTGGAAGTTTGGCCGGAAGGCAACTGGTGTGAAGCAGGAGCATTTGTACGCGTGCCGAAATATGGCGGCGACAAATGGATGGTTGATCTCTCTGACGAAGTACGTGAGCGCACGGGTTGCGATCAGGCGTGCTTCACTTTGTTCAACGATCTCGATCTGATTGGTCAGATCACATGTAACCCAATGGACGTCATCGCTTATCTGTAGGAGGTAAAGCATGTCCCCTGAAAATGAACACGTTGAAAAACTTGACGACGAGCAGGAAGAAGAATTCGTTGCCGTCGAAGAACAAGTAGATGACGACGATCTGGATGATGATGGTGGTCAGCAGGATGAACGTCTAGCTGGTGATCAAGAAGATCCCGAAGACAAGCAAGATCGTCGTCGCTCTGAGAACAAAACGCGTCGTCAGCGTCAGAAGGAAGCACGCGACCGTAGTGATCGCGAATTAAATTTCCTCCGCACGCGTAACGCAGATCTGGAGCAACGCTTCAGTAAGTTCGAGCAAGAAACTGATGCCCGCATCGCTGGCAGTGAAATTCACAGCATTGATCAGGGTATCACCAAGGCAAGAGGCGACCTCGCCCTTGCTAATCAGGTCATCGAGCAAGCAGTTGCTGCGAACGATGGTAAGAACCTCGCTGAGGCACTCGACCACCGCGACACTATTCGCGACAACATGCGTGATCTCGAACAGGCCAAAAATTACCTGTCGCAGCCGCAGCGGCGTGAAGCTCCACCAAGTCCCAGAGATTTGGATCCGCGTCACGTCGCGCATGCCCAACAGTTCATGATCGACAACGACTGGTGGGATCCCGCTGGACGCGATCAGGATTCTGCGGCAGTGCTGCAGATTGACCGTTCATTGGTCCAAGAGGGTTTCGACCCTACGCAGAAAGATTACTGGGACGAGCTTCGTGCTCGTACCGAAGAAGCAGTACCCAGCCGGTATGACTCGCGATCCGGCAACCGAGGCGACGGAGGCGCAGGTGGCAAGCCCAATGGGCAAGAGACACCTCGCAATCGTGGGCCGCAGTTCCGAACTGGTGGACGGGAACGTCCGCTGAGGAAGAACGAAGTTTATATCAGCCCTGATCGGAAAGAAGCAATGATCGAGGCAGGTGTGTGGGACGATCCAGTGCTCCGCAACAAGTACCTGAAGTCGTATTCAGATTACGATAAACAGGCACAGGCGGAGGGAGCATAATCATGACAGCGAAAAGACGAAGTGACACGAGACTGAATTCCGATCAATCGGGAGCGCGCGCAGATCGTCACATGCAAGACCGTAATGTGACGCAAGACCGAGCACTGTCAGACGATGAGAGGGTGGCTGAGTTTCGCCAGCAGTACTTCCAATCTGCATTGCCAGACATTCCGAAGATCGATGGTTACCACGTTTGTTGGCTGACCACGGAAAATCCACGAGACCCGATTCATGCGCGCATTCGGCTGGGCTACGAGCCGATCAGAGTTTCGGACATAGCCGGTTGGGACCATGCGTCCATCAAGACCGGTGAGTGGGAAGGCTGTATTGGTGTTAACGAGATGATTGCTTTCAAGCTTCCTCTCGAATTGTACGAATCGTACATGTACATCAATCACCATGAGCAACCTCTCAGTGAAGAAGAGAAGTTGAGCAGCCAAATCCGTGCGATGGAAGCTGAGATGAACGCCGCAGCAAAACGCGGTACGGTAAGCCTCGAACTTGAAGATGGCACAGCAGCGTTGGGAGTGGCTCCAGAGCCTCCCTCGTTCGCAAGTGCGACAGGGGAAGCTCCGGATGAGTATTAACTTAACCGGAGGACTCTGTTATGAGTTCAGTAGCATCTCCGTTCGGGTTGAAACCGGCATTCCATCCCTCAGGCATTATTAGGCAACAGCTGAGCACGATAGTCTCCGGGCACCCGACGGATATTTTTCAATTCTCCCCGGTACGCATCGATGATGCGACAGGCGCGCTGATCCAAGCGGTCGCAGGTGTGGCAGGAGTCATTGGCGTCTTCGCAGGCGTCGAATGGACTGGCACCGACGGTCGTCGGCGTGTGGGTAATCGGTGGATTGCAAACGAGGTGGGCACAGATATTGTCGCTTACTACGTCGGTGATCCGTTCACGATCTACGAGATTCAGGGTGACGGTCCAATCGCTCAGCTGAATGTTGGTGATCAAGCCGACTACACTGCCCTTGCCGGGAATACCACTACAGGTCTGTCTTCAGTTGCGCTGGACACAGGCACGCTTGCGAATGCTGCCTTACAACTCCGTGTTGTTGGCATCAATCCTGCACCTGATAATGTGCCCGGTGACGCGTTCACCATCGCACAGGTACAGATCGCTGAGCATGCCTTCAATGCGTACAACGTACTGAAGTCGTAGACGCTGGATAACTGATAAGGAGTTAAATCATGGCAGTGCCAATGAGAAGTACTGACTTCCGATCAATTGTCGAGCCGATACTCAACGAGACTTTTGACGGAATCTATAACCAACGCGCCGATGAATGGAAAGGTGTTTTCACGGATCGAAAGGGTACCCCCCGTTCGTACCATGAAGAGCCGGTCCTGTTCGGTTTCAATGCTGCACCGGAAATGCCTGACGGCACCCCGGTGACATTCGACGCAGGCGGAGTGCTGTTCATTCAGCGTTACGTCTACAAGGTCTTCGGTCTGGCGTTCGCGCTTACCAAAGTCTTGGTCGAAGACGGCGACCACATTCGTATCGGTCGGATTTATTCTGAGCATCTCGCCCAGTCTATGATCGAAACGAAAGAGACGCTCTGCGCCAACATCCTCAACCGTGCCTTCAATGGTGCGTTCGTTGGTGGTGACGGTGTAGCGCTGAACGTTACCAATCACCCAATAGCACCGGGTGGATCTGCTGGTGGCGTTTTCTCGAACCTACTGACGACTGCTGCGGCTCTGTCGCAAACGTCACTTGAGCAGATGCTCATTCAGATCCGAAATGCCGTGGACAATAACGGCAAGCGGATTCGTTTGCAGCCTCTCAAGATCGTCACGGGTCCGAGTCAGGTGTTCCAAGCAGAAGTTCTGCTGAAGAGCGTCCTGCGCGCTGGCACAGCGAACAACGACATCAACCCGATCCTTTCAATGGGACTTCTGTCTCAGGGTCAGGCCAATCTGTCGCGTATCACGAGCACAACTGCATGGTGGGTCCAGACGGATGCACCTCGCGGCTTGCAGCTGATGAAACGTCGCGGGCTGGAGAAGTCGATGGAAGGTGATTTCGAAACCGATTCCATGCGGTACAAGTCCACGGAACGTTACATTCCGGACTGGACGGACCCGCGTGCGGTTTACGGCACACCGGGACTGTAAGTCCCAAAAACGCAGAAGGGTGGGGAGCCTATCGAATGGCTCCCCTAACTTCTCCATACGTGAATTGGAGAAACCAAAATGGGTTTAGTTAACATCCAGATGACCAACTTCGAGAACGGTGTAAACAACCGTAACGCTGCGGACCCCTTCGGTTCGATGGCTCAACTCGATCCCACACGCTTCCATAACTTCATGGAAGATTTCGATTCCTTTACCGCTGGCGACTGGACACTGGTCACCACGGGTGCGACTGCGCTGCAAGCTCTTGACGGTGGCGTGCTTCGACTCGTAACTGGAGCGGTGGCAACCAATGAAGAGTCGCTGATCAAAGCGGTCGGCAACTTCGAGATGCTTGCATCCATTCCGACGTACTTCCGTGCGAAGATCGAGGTGGACGAGGCAACGGAGTGCAACATCAATGTCGGTCTGGCCGACAGTGCTGCATTGGCTCCGAACAACTGCGTCCAGTTCCGCAAGGACACTGCGGATCTCGATATGGATGTTCTCGTTCGTTCTGCGAGCGCAGACATCGATGTCGATACGGCTGTTGCATCGATTGCTGATGCCACGTCGTTCACTGTCGAGTTCTACTGGGATGGTATCGACCGTGTCTACTACGGCATGAACGGTAACGCTCTGGGCTTCCTCGACGCAGCAACGTTGCCTGTTGGAGTTTTGTCTCCGACGCTCAGCGTATTCGCTGGTGCCGCAGGTGCCGTAACTTTGGACCTCGATTACCTCTTCGCGGCGACCGAGCGTAGCTAAGGAGAGCTGATATGAGACCCGTAAGAGTAACTACTTCGGGAATCAGTACGTCTGAGGTCATTCCGATTGATCAATACCTTAACCCGACTAACATCGGGTTGGGTGTTGATATAACGGCTCCCGCGACGTACACGGTTGAACATACCTTCGACGATGTATTCGACGAAAACTTCAACCCAGCGACAGCTGTCTGGTTCCCTCATCCGACTCTCGCAGCACTGTCCGCCGATGGCGACGGTAACTACGCATTCCCCCCGACTGGTGTCAGGTTGAACCAGACAGCGGGTGCGGGATCGGCAATCCTTAACCTCATCCAAGCAGGGGCAGTCTCATGAGTGGCGCAGGAGCCGGTATTGCCGGAGGCCAGTCGCAGTCTTTTGCTGCACTGGAATTACTTGCTGATCCTCAGCGACTACAGAGCGCGATAGAGGCGTTCAAGTCTGCTGAGGAATCTGCACGTGAGCAAATTACCCTCGCTGGTCCTGCCAGTGAGATTCTTTCCATACGTGCGGCAATCGATGAAGATCAGAAAGCTGCACAGGAAGCGGTCGATGATGCGCTTGATCAAGCTGACGCCATTACGGGAGAGGCGAAGAATCAGGCAGAGTTGATCGTAGAAAAAGCAACACAAGAAGCGAACAGACTGACTGAAGAGGCAGCGAGTCGGAATGAGGGCGCAAAATTAGCGCTAAGTAGAGCCGAGAGTGCCATGGCTGCCGTGGAATCAGAAAAGGGAGCCCTTCAAGTCCGCGAGGATGAGTTGGGTGATGTGGAAGCTGCACTCCAACAGCAAGCTGATGAACTCGCCAGTCGAGAACAAGAGCTTAAAGGAGATCGAGCGCGACTCGTCACAGCACGAGACGCAATCAACGCTGCGTTGTGAGGTAACCCATGACTGCGCAGTCGGGTCTGGGTTTCTCTGGAATTGTAGCGATACAAATTCCGGATGACGGTGCGCCCGGTACAGTCCTTACCAAGCTCACCGCAGACAACTACGACTACGACTGGCTTGCCGGAGGTGGTGGTGCAAGCACCATCATTGTCGAAGATGAGGGTGCCCCAGTCGGTGTTCCGGCAGACACCCTTGACTTCGTCGGCGCAGGCGTCACAGCCAGTGGCGCAGGAACAACCAAGACCATAACGATCCCCGGAGGTGGTGGACCTGCCTCAACCGATTGGCTTGAGTTCGTATCTCAAGCGGTTAATCCGGGCGTAGTAGCAGCCAACACCCTCTACCAAGATGACGGTTCCAACTTTGACGTTGACACTGTCGCGATGGGTGACCTTACGGTTCCGATGATGCTCACTGAGAACGTCGGGTTTGGTAATCCGGGTACTGAGCAAAGCGGCATCTTGGTCAACGGTGCTAACTACGACGCTCACGTGAAGATCAATGATATCGGTGGTGTTCTTGACGCTACCTTTATCCTTCACAGACATTCGACAGTAGCGCCACCGATCATGACGTTCGCTCTGACCAACAGTGATACGTCCGCTCACATCCCTGTTACTTTAGGTCAGACCATCGGGTCCATCATCTTCACGGCATGGACGGGTGCTTCTGGCTACGACTTCGGTGCGGTGATTGATGCTCGCATGGCTCCTACGGGAACCATCAGTGCGACATCGTCTCCGGCTGAGTTGGCGTTCTTCACTGTTCCTGACGGCTCGAACATCGCGCTCCTATCACTGCTCTTAGGCTCTAATCAGTTTTTAATGGGAAGTGTCGCTGCAGGTGGAACGCTGGATCTTCAGGGATCTCAGGATGCTGACCGGGGACGTGTTGAAGTCCATGGAGGCATGGACATCGATTGGGACTGGACGACTGACGCCATCACAGCAGGCGGCATTCGATTTGCAAACACCATTCCGTTGTCAGGCGGCTTGATATCAGCGAACATCTTCTTAGCGAACACCGTCACGGTCAACAACGCTCTGTTCATCATGTCGGCATTGGATGACAACTCCATTCTTACATGGACTGTGAATCCCGGCTTCTCAGTTACAACCCTATTCTTTGCTCGCCAGACTTACCGATCATTGACTCCGGGTATCTCTCCGGCTCAGACCTTCGTGTACGCGGCCCAATGTGCTTATGACATTCAAGGGTCTGGAGCAACAAGTGTTGGCACTTACCGAGCATTAAGTTTTGCCCCGATTCTTCGAGCACGGAATGCTGGTGACACTCTGACCATTGGTAACGTGAACGGTGTGACGGTAGGTCCACTGTGGAATACGAACAACGCAACAGCCATCGTTGACTTCGGCACCATTCGTGGTGTCCACATGCTCAACCCTGCACAGGCTCTTTTCGGACAGTCTCTCGGTACTGAGCGCGCTGCGAATTACATCGGTCTTGACTTCAACAACATCAACATCTCTGTCACGGGTGTGCGAGCAGTTGTTCGGTCAGCGCTGGTCAATGCAACAGACAATTTCTTCTTACAGAATAATGGCGGAGCGGATTCGGACTTTGGTGCCGGTGACATTTTCTTCGACGATGCAGCTGGGGTTAAGTGGGGCAACACCATCACTGCTCCTGACATGTTCGCGTTCTGGCAACCCTCTCAGTCAGCATTGGCGTTCAGTACGTTCTTCGGTGTCGGAGGTAACCCTCTGTACCTGCGCGCAACAGCCAATGACGAGTGGACCTTCCAACAAGACAACGGAGGCACGTTAGACATTGGCCTCGGCTTCAACACTAACGCTATCGTCTTTGGCACCACAGCACCGACTCCGAACAGCAACAACTGGTTCGTTCAGTTCGCTGGACCAAACCTGCGGCAGGTTCAAATCGGCGGCGAATACTCTGACGTCCTGTGGACTGCTAGCGGATCAATCGATGTAAATGGTCAGGCAGTTTCTGACCTCCAAGCATTCAAGATCAACTCGGTAGCTACCATCTTGAATGGTGGCACAGTCCAAGATTCTTCCACGCTGTACGTTGCTGGTCAGGCAAGCGCGAACGCTACGCGAGTGCAGTCTCTCCGAGTTCTTGGACGTGCGCGAATCGACGGGCACATGAACAACGGCAGCAACGTCGAAGCGCAGATCACTGCGAACCAGAATGACTACCAGCTAGGTACCAATAACAATCAGCGAACGATGAATCTGCTTGACAGTGATGCGGCGTACAACATCACGGGCATCGATTCCTCGTTTGGGTTTGGGCAAGATGGCGACCGAATCTGCCTGTACAACACTGGCGCATTTAACCTGACGTTGACCAATCAAGATGTACTGAGCGCAGCTGCTAATCGCATCATTACCTCGACAGGCGTAGGCTATATCATCGGACCTAACGAATGTGTCTGGCTCTGGTACGACGACACTGGCACAGCTCGTTGGAGGATGTTGGAGGGTACCGGTGCGTAGATTCGACACAGTCTTTCAGAATATTCAGGTCGTCGAGACGACGATCAACTTCCCGTCTGTCCCGTCGAACGGAAGTGTATTCTTTGACGTGGCTGTTACACTCGCGCAGGGCACCGAGGTAATTTCTTTCGCACCGATCACGGACGCGACCAGCTTGGATGATTTGGTCATACAGGTATTTGTCCCGGTGACAGACGTATTGAGGTTCACGCTGTTCAATCCGACAGCGGGAGCTATCGACCCGGACTCGATTGATTGGAGAGTCGTTACCGGGATTGCGAATTCAGAACTAGCGGTGGTGGTATGACGACAATTAACGACGCATGGCAAGCTGGGATTGACGCAGTCGTTGCCGACAACACGATTAACAAAGGCGACTTCGCTGATGCGATTCGCACAGTCATCACGAGTAATTTCAGCAACGCTGAGGCTACCGATTGGATTGATGCGGTTGCAACTGAGTTCAATCGCTTGGGCGTGATCAACAATCCTACTTACAGCAATCTGCGCGGCAACATCATCGACGACGCAGTAGCGCATCGCGCGCTGTTCGATTCGCTCAGTACTATTGGACAGCTTCCGGAAACTCAACCAGCTATTCCAGCTCTGGAGTTGATCGAGCTGCGAGCTGATCGGGATGAGATCAACACAAGTATTGCCTCGATGCAGGGCTTTAAGACTGGCGCAACCCGTCAGGTCAAGGAGGCTTTGAATCAAGGCATCCAAAATTTGCAAGGGCACAAAGAAGAGATTCGGGAACGAATCAGACAGATCACAGGAGACCCAGACTCATGAAGAAGAACGTTGGATTAACCTACGGGGACTTTGAGTTCCCTGCGGAACAGGGCTTCACTGGCTCGCGCGTCAAGGGATACAAACGCGGTGGTGTAGTGAAGAAAATGGCGGGCGGCTTCATGGGACCTGAACGTGAGATCGCAGTCGATGACGTTACTGTCACCGTACCGCGTGCGAAAGGTGGTGCCGTACACAACAAGCTCGTTAAGCACGGTGCGAAGATGGGCTTTGCCTATGGTGGTCGTGTGAAGGACACCTCCGGCGAGTTCAAAGCCAAGCGTGGCAAGCAGAAGACGATGGACACGGGTGTTCAACCTGCACGTCGTGGGAAGAATGCTCGTAATGCAGCCCAAGCAGAAGCTGGAGGCACTGGACGATTACTGCCCGGACTGAAGAAGGGCGGCAAGGTGAAGTCGAAGATGAAAGGTGTGGCTTCCTCTGGTGGTGGTGCACTGGCTGACGCTGCTCTCCGTAGAGCACGCGCGGTGTTGAAGCCTGACAAGAGGATGAAGGCACCTGATAAAGCAGGTACTGCTGCTTCGAAGAAAGGCATGCCGAAGAACGTGAAAGCGTGCGGCGGCACAGTGCACAAAGCGCGAGGTGGCAGCGTAAAAAAATAGCGAGGCGAGAAGCTGAGGATGTAATGGACAAACACATCAAGGCTCCTCGCCCTCGCGGACATCAGCAACGTCCAAGAGGTGGGCGAGGAAGTCGCGCACGCGGAGCGAGATAGATGCCAACATCAGGAACAGTCGGCTCAACGACATTTTTGAATCAGCAGATCATTGATCATGCTTTTCGTCGTTGCAAAATGGTCGAGCAACAAATAACAGGCGAGCACATTACGATTGCTCTCGACCTGCTGTGGTTGTATGTCATGACGCTCAGCAATAAGGGCATCAAGCTCTGGAATGTTGACCCAATCATCTTGCCTATTTACGAGCGTAACCAGACGGTACCGTGTCCATTGGGAACCACAGACACCTACACCATCAACCTGCGTAATTCTAATCGAGTTACTGGTGATGCAACTGCGTCGGAAGGAACTGCTGATAACGCGTTCGACGGTGACCTGACGACAGCGTGCACGCAGGTGGCTGCTCTCGGTACGATCACCATGGATCTGGGCACGGACGGTGCCACTGCAATTCCCATCTTCGGGATCATGCCTAACGTTTCTGGGACGTGGGACTATGTGATCGAAGCGTCAAACGACAACTTCGCTACGTCGGTGGCTTACATTACGAAGACCGAGCAAGAGGTCGTGCAAGACGAGTGGCTTTGGGAAGATGTGCAGGCACCGAGTCGTGTCACTGAGTATCAGTACTGGCGTCTGCGTGCGACCGGCACGACAGTGCTCGACGTGATTGAACTGTACTACGGGAACAAGCCCAACGAGATTCCGATGTACAAACTCAATCGGAACGACTACGCAAACCTGCCTGACAAAGCGAGCACTGGGCGACCAACGCAGTTCTGGTACGACAAGCAACGTACGCAACCGGAGATCGAGTTGTGGCCGAACCCCGGTGCAGAATTTACATTCGATCAGGTGACAGGATTTATTCAGCGACAGGTGCAGGACGTCGGCGCTCTTACCGATGAGTTGGAGGTCCCGGACACGTGGTACCTCGCTATCGTATGTGAGCTTGCTCGACAGCTGAGCCGTGAGATCAAAGAAGTCGATCTCTCTCAGTTGCCCTACATCGACACCGACGCAGACAAATATTTGAAAGACGCATGGGATGGTGAGACTGATGAATCGGAGGCATACATCCGGCCCAACATCGCACCGTACACGAGGTAAACATGAGCATCTTTTTAGATCCAACCGGGAAGACAACATTCGGCATCGGCATTTGCGCGCGATGCTCATGTAAGTTTTTTCTGGAAGATCTACACTCGGACCCGAACAGTCCGGGGATAAAGGTTTGCATCGATGATCTCGATGACTACGATCCGTATCGTCTGGCTCCGCGTCAGGCTGATCGCATCACGCTGCCGTTCTATCGACCGGACCAAGACCTGACGACAGGAGGTCCAGATCCGAACGTTAACTTTTTGGGTGGCGTGCGTGAGGCTCTTGGTGAGAGTCCACGTGAGACGGAAGACGGCAGGTTACGCGTGCTTGAGTCGTCGGAGATTGACGGAAATGAGGAAGCCTAATGGCGAACATAAAAATATCTGATCTCGCACCAGTAACGCTACCTCTGGACCCAGACTTCAGTTTCTTCGAGGTGCAGACTATCGAGGCTGGCGTAAATGTCAGTCGTAAGATCACTGCGGACGAGATGGGTATTGGCGGCGCGGTTATTAGCGTCAACTCTGGTGTGAACATCACCGTAGATAATACCGATCCTCTCAACCCTATCGTTAACTTGAATGCATCGATCATAGGCATGACGGTTAACGGTGTCGTGCTCAGCTCTATAGGAGGTGCGACAAGCTACCTCGACGAGACAGGTAATTACTCTGTGCCGGTAGGCAGCGGACAGGTGGACTCTGTCGTTGGTGGTCTGAACATCAGTGTCGATGCCACAGATCCTGTGAATCCAATTGTGAATCTCCCTGCTGCGATCTCAGGTATGACGGTCAATAGTGTCATTCTGGATGCGGGTGGTGTCGCAACGAACTACCTCGATGAGACAGGCAATTACTCCGCACCTGCTGGGGGTGGTCAGGTAGATAGTGTCAGTGGCGGCACGAACATAAACGTCACAGGTACCGCAGTTGATCCAATCGTTAACCTCGATGCTTCGATCTCTGGCATGACTATTAATGGCGTCGTTCTTACGACCGGCGGAGTAGCCACAAATTACCTCGATGAAACAGGTGCGTACTCTGTTCCGCCATCAGGTGCTCCATCAGATCCGCTGATCCTCGGTTCGATCAACTTGACCAGTGCGTTGTCTACTTCAACTCTGGGTGCTCCGTACATCAATGTCCCGATCAACATCGGTGCGAACCTGACTGGTACGCAGGGCATGACGCAGCTCTCACGACAACGCATCCAGACGAAGCCAAGTGCGTTCAGCTTCAACTCCACACTGTTTGTCAATGTTGACGGTGCAGGAACCTCCGGGTCTGACACGATCATCGGTGGACTGAACAGTGCCAACATCGAGATCGAGTTCGGCGTTGCAGTACGACTGCAGCATGGTCTTTCTGGTCTGCACGTACTGGAGACTGATGCGACAGGCATCTATTTGGAACAAGGCTCTTGCTACATCGAACAGAAGGCAGCACAAGGTGCAGTCACTGCTCAACGTGGTGAGTTCTGGGTACGCAATGATGCCCCGAATGTGCCTATGTTTACCGATGATACTGGTGCTGACTTCGTTCTTAACGCTGGGGGTGCTTTCGATCCTGCGAGCGATCAAACCATCACGGGCGAGTGGATTTTCGATAACGCTATCGATGGGTTAGTGCTCGATGTGAGCACGCAGCTCGAAATGCGCAACAATGCTGACACTAGCACGACGTTCATTCAGAACAACGGTCCAGTATTTCAGATAGGCATCGCGGGTGCAGACTTTGGCTCCGGTGTATTCGAGATTGCCCAGACGAGTTTCGTAAGACTGGAGTCGCCGAGCATCTTTATCAGAGAGCAAGCGTCTGCAGCAGACATCAGTGGTGAAGGTCAGCTGTACGTCCGAGCAGACTCATTCTCCAACACATTGGTGTACGTCAACGACAACGGTAGCGAATTCGAAGTAGCAGGCATCCCGTATAACGGTGATCTTCTTGATGGTTCTTTTCTCATGGCGACTACGACCTACACTGGTGTGGTCAACATAGCTCCGAAGCCTAATACGTTTTACACATTGATTATCACGGGGCAGATGACTACCCCGAATGCTGCTGATGACGGCAAGCTTGAAATAACTTGCGACACCAACTCTGTCTTGACTGGGCTTTACACTGATTCGATGGGGGCATCTGAAGGGATAAGAAGCGCTTTGGGCGAAGTGATCACCAACACCATCGTTGTCGATACTGACGGCAGCGGAGTTGATGATGGAACCTTCTTCACCATTGTGTGCATGTTAAAGACAGGGGCGACAGGACAAACTGTATCCCTGCGAGTCGCTAAGAATGCTGACGCGGGAGGAGATGGTTTATGCACCTTCCCCACGATGTCAGTCGTACCACTAGTAGAAGCATAAATTTCAACCAAAGCAAAGAGGATATAAAAATGGCAAAGCAAGAAGTATCAGCACAGCAGATTCAAATGGCTGCAGCGGCAGGTGTAAAACTATTACAGGTAGATGACCTGCCGGTACCGCTGTCGGTCGCAAAGTCTGGCGCACTGGGTGTGCTCGAAGGGATGTTGCAAGCACTAGCAAGTGGTGAAATCGGGCTTGCAGCACCTCAGCCAGAAAATATTACGGGAGGTGCGCCCAACCCTCCTATAGCTCCCGTGGAAACCCCACCCCAAGGGGACCAGCCTCCAGCAAACGACGCAGGGGCAAACGGAGACGGGGGCGAACCAAGCGCTGAAGGATAAGGTATGAAAGTCACGAAAGAGCAGGGTCTACATATCACACTGGCAGGGGTAGTTGCTTTTCTACCTCTGCTACCGATCATGTGGTTCATTGGGAAGCCGGTTATCTCAACGGCACTCGCAGAAGACATCAAGTCAGCGGCTCAGCAACAAGCTCAGCCAATCAAGAATGCTTTTGTCGCTCTGCTCGTTCGTGACATCAACGCTACGAGGAAAGAAATTGCAGCGTTGAAATTCCGTCAACGTCAAGACACCGACTGGACTGTGGATGACGCGGAGTATCTGGCCGACCTAGAGATAGAGTTGGAAGCACTGCGTGAAGCGAAGGTCGCTCTTGAGGTGGAGAATACATCTTGATTGACCGAGAACAATTTATCGATCTGATCATCGAGCCGACTCTCGAAGATCTGGGCTTGTACTCTGCAGCAGCCTCCGAGCTGGTGCTGGGCACATGTCTTCAAGAGTCGAGGCTGGTTTACATCAAGCAGCTGGGCACTGGTCCAGCGCTGGGCGTATGCCAGATGGAACCAGCCACGCACGATGACATCTGGGACAACTACCTGCACTACCGTGACAAGTTAGCGAACGCAGTGTTGGAGATGGGTGGTCCCGATGCCCGTGAACTGATCTGGAATTTGAAATACGCAGTTGCGATGTGTCGTGTGCATTATAGGCGTGTGCGCGCTCCTCTTCCCCAGTCAGGTGACCTGAAACATCAGGCAGCTTACTGGAAGGAGCACTACAACACAGACCTCGGACGTGGCACGACGGACGAGTACATCAATAGTTGGAGGGAAGGACATGAACGTTAACACTCTCGTAGGAGCATTTATTGCAGCGCTGATTCTATTCGGATCGAGCGTCGTAACGCTATTCACCAACAACCCTGACATGACGTTCGCTGATCTATCCACGGCAACGTGGGTCTCTCTGGTTGGTGGTGCGGCAGTTGCATTTCTCAAAGACTACCAAGCCTTAACCACCCGACGCTTGGTGAACAAAGTCACTGGAACGGGTGATGGAGGTATTTAGTGTGAGGAAACTCGACTATCGCTACGCATGGTTAATGCTATGGCTCTTTGCTCTTGCAGGGTGTCAGTCAGCTAATCCTATTGCGGCAGCAGAAACACCGGAGCAGCGAGCTTATGCTGCTTACGGCACGTTTGTCATCGTGCAGGAAAAGGCGGCTGATCTCGTTGAAGAACCGTCTATCTCTCGCGGTGTCAAATTACGCATCATTCAGGCAGAGGAACGAGCGAAGCCGGTGGCCGACAGTTTGTTGGATGCCTACACAGCCTTTCTAATTATCAAAGCTGAGTTCGACGCGGGAGAAACAAGCGAACAGCGCTTTATTTCTGCGTCGAGGGAACTTGATGGTTGGGTTACAGATTTAGCTCCCCTGATGAATGAATTAATTCGCAACATCAAAGGAGCACAAAACTGATGGATCCAATCTCACTAGCAATACTCGCAATCAATGGTCTGAGCACAGTGCTGTCCAACCCTGCATTGGGTGGTGGCACCAGCGTGAAGTTCGGCCAAGCCTCCGAGCTACTCAGCATACTCGGTACCCTAATCTCACAGGGTGACGATGCGCTCGACGATCTCAAGGAGTTCACTGCAGCCATTGAAGCTATGGCTGCAGAAGGCAGGCCTCCTTCGGACGACGAATGGAGCATCATGCGTGCACGATCCGACGATGCGCACGCACGTTTGCAGGCAGCGAAGGAGGAGCTTCTTGAAGAAGAAGAGCCGGAAGAAACTGTGGACGACGAAGTACCAACCGACCCCGTTGACCCTGAACCAACTTCACCCGCAGTGGAAACACCGACTGAAGAGCCGGTCGATCCACCTGAAGAAGAAGACCCACCCGTAACCGGGTGAGTAGGAGTAGCTAATGCCGGTCTCGATGACATTCGACTCACTTCAAGCGGATCTCCGCGCATATTTGGAGCGAGGTACAGCTGTCGATCCAACCGTATTCGACCAGTTGCCCAGCCTGATCAATTTGGCTGAGCGTGAGCTGGCAAACCGGTTGAAGATCCTCGGCTTCGTGACTGTGGTCACAGACACGTTAGGTGTCGGACAATCGGTAATACCAAAGCCTGATCGCTGGCGTGACACTATCAGCATCAACTTCGGAGTCGGCGCGACACAGGTACGCACCCCCTTGTTCGCCCGAAGCTACGAGTACTGTCGGCGCTATTGGCCGGATGAAGATTTGACATCGCAGCCCAAGTTTTACGCGGACTATGATTACTTCAACTGGCTGATAGCTCCGTCAGCTGACTTCGCATATCCATTCGAGGTCAATTACTGGGAGTTGCCTGCGCTACTGGATAGCACCAACCAAACGAACTGGACGACGGACTTTGCCCCGAACGCCCTACTTCATGGCGCGCTCCTGCAGGCAACTCCATTTTTAAAGAACGACGAACGGATCGCTACGTGGGAAGCAATTTACGAGAAGGACGTTGCGATTCTTGAAGGGCAAGACATCAAACGCATCGTCGATAGAAACGTTACGAGGGAGAACGTCTGATGGGTTACACCAACGTATTCGGTGGAGAGTTGCTGTTCCCTTCACAGACCAGCTACCTCCTAATCACAACAGCTGTTGACGCTACACTCGTCTGGCCGCTTGAGCAGCAGATCGAAGGTAACAATGTTGTCGCAGATTTTCTCGACATCGATGCCACGGTAGGTGGTCTCAACATTGACATGCCTGACGCGCGACGTGCGAGCACAGGTAACAAGACCACGGTCAACAACATTGGCTCCCAAGACTTCACCATGCGCGATGCTACAGGCGGAGTGATTCAGTTCGTCGGTCAAGGTGAGCAATGGGTCCTCGTTCTGACAGACAACTCGACAGAGGCAGGCATCTGGTCAGCGTTCCAACTGGGCGCAGCAACAACGCTCGCTTCTGCATCTGCACTGGCGGGCGCAGGCTTGCAAGCTGGTGGTGGAGGTCTGCTCGAACAGATCATCGACTCTGATGAGGAGGCTGCTACACCATTCAACATAGTTGATGGCGACCGGGCGAAGTGTCTGATCTACACGGCAGGTGCAGGTACCGCGAACTTGCCATCAGCAGGAACAGTCTTCAACAACTGGTTCTGCATGCTGCGCAATTCTGGCAGCGGCACCCTCAACGTCGTGCCTCCAGCGGGTAACATCGATGGTGGTGCGAGTCTCAACCTCGACCCGAATGACAGTGCATTCTTTTTCACAGACGGTGTTGATTGGTACACCATCGGACTTAGCTCCGGCTCGACCATTGCGTTCGACTTCGTGTCGCTTGCGGTACCGGGCTCCGGTGACTTCATCCTGTCTGGTGCGAACCTCGACCGCATATCTTATCGGTTCACAGGCGCACTGACGGGTAACCGACGCATCATCGTACCGAACACGACGCAACAGTACTGGGCAGACAACCAGACGAGTGGTGCTTTCACGCTGGAGGTTGTCACTGCAGCAGGTGTAGGAATAACTGTCCCGCAGGGGCAGAGCGTAATTACTTATTGCGATGGCACCGACGTAATTAACGCGACGTCATCCACTAGTGTGGCGTTCCCGATCACCATTGGTCAGGGTGGTACCGGTGCGACGACAGTGGGTGGTGCACAAATTAATTTGCAGGTGCCTCCGGACTCACGGCTGATCGATACCGGTGCTGGATTGTCAGGGGGTGGTGACCTTACCGGTGACCGCACGTTGCTGCTCGACATCAACAGTGCGAACACGACACCTGTGATGGCAGCGGGAGACTTCCTCGCGTTCGAGGACATTGACGACAACCTAACGTACAAGGCGACGATTCAAGAGATCATCGACCTCGCAGGTATCACCGTTGAAGATGAGGGAGTACCTCTGGCGACACTGGCGAGTACCCTCGACTTTGTTGGCGACGGTGTCGTTGCTTCAGGTGCAGCTGGAACCAAGACGATCACCATTACGACTGCGATACCTCTTGTCCTGCTGGACAACGAACAGATTCGGTTCGGCACAGGCAACGATGTGCAGATGGAGTTTGATGGTACGAATTTCCTCATCTCCGGTGGGGAAGACATCTTCATCTACGAGAACGCTGGGGTCACTCACCAGCTTGCTCTGATGAACTTCAGTGGTGGCGTTGCAATAGAGATTGAGACCGGAACTGGCGACATGTATATCAACGATGTCGTTCAGGGAACTGGAGCCTTCGTCAGATCCTACATCAAAGGCTTTGCATCTGATGGTGAGGTCTGGATTCACTTCGGTGGTGTTGGCGTACTCAGAACTGCTCCAGTATCTGGTGCCGCGTATCCCTATGAGGGTACCAGTGGCGGAGCCCTGCTTAACAACAACACGACAGGTACCGGTTCCAACGAACGTATCACCACCTACACCGATCACATGATGACGGGTGGACTTCAAGACGACCGCAACCTGACCACTACGATGGCAGATGACAATCGTCTGTTCAGTGGTCGTCCTTGTCGCCAAGGTTATTGGAAGTTTGAGATCTTTGCTTACTTCCGAGATGTTGGTGGCACCTCTAACGTAGAGTTTGATTTCGACGGTGACGCTAACATCTCTGAGTGCAACTACGCCTATGATTACGGGACGGAAGATGGTGTCCCATCAGGAAGCGGTTATGGGGATGACAAGACCACGGACCAGCTGATCAATCTGGGCAGTGCTTCTGAAGAGACCATGGTTCGCATCACCGGTCGTTTCCGCATGAGTGCTACTGGCACGTTCAGGTTCCGCTGGGCTCCGACAGTGAGCCAACTCGATACTGTGAGTCGTATGCGCGGCTCATGGATGACGGTGTGCCCAATTGAGATAGGTGTTTAATGGCTGAACAACCTGCATTGCTAGCGTCTGCCCCCGGTATCAAACGGGACGGAACGCGTTTCGACAGCGAACACTACCTCGACGGTATGTGGTGCAGGTTCCAGCGTGGCAAACCAAAAAAGATTGGCGGCTATCAGCAGGTCACCGACACCGTGCCAGAGATTACTCGTGGCATGCACTCGTTCTCTGCTGACAACATTCAGTACCTCCACCTTGGACACCCGAACACTCTTGGTCAGTACTTGGTGTCGCAAGGATCACTGAACTCATTCAATGATCGAACCCCCGCTGGCTTCAGTGCAGATCTCAACAACTTGTGGCAGTTCGATGTCTTCGCTGATACCAGTGGCACAGGCAACCACGTGCTGATGGCACACGCAGCTCCGAATGCAGCGAACATCGACAACTCCGTGGCAGGGTTGCTGTACATCGATTCCATCGAAGCAGCTACCGTACTCAACACGACAGGTCTGCACGTGGATTGGAACGGTGGTGCTGAGGGTCCTGTTAGCGGTGGCGTCGTAGTCAGTGGTGTGTACACGTGGGCCTTCGGCAGTGACGGACTCATCCTTCAGTCAGTAGCCAACAATCTTTCGATGCAGCCGACTGCCATCAACATCGGTACGCAAAAGATTGTGAAGGGCATGCCTCTTCGCGGATCTGGACAAGGTCCCGCTGCATTGTTCTGGTCGCTCGACTCCGTTATTCGTGCCACCTCTACTGGTGCTACTCCTGCTTTCGCGTACGACGTCATTGCTCGTGGCACATCCATCATGAGTTCGCAGGGTGTCATCGAGATGGACGGCATTTACTACTGGCCCGGTGTGGATCGTTGGTACATGTTCAACGGTGTCGTGCGAGAAATTCCAAACAACATGAATCAGAACTGGTTCTTTGACAACATCAACTTCAGTGCACGGCAGAAATGTTTCGGCATGAAGATCCCACGCTACGGTGAGCTGTGGTGGTGTTATCCAAGAGGCAGTGCTACCGAGTGCACCCACGCAATCGTTTACAACGTGCGCGAAGGTTACTGGTTCGATACTCCGTTGCCTGACAATGACGACCTCAATCAAGGTCGCTGCGCAGGCATCTACGCCGACGTGTACGAGCGTCCCTTCATGGTGGACAACTTTGAAACGTCAAACGGTCGCACGATCTGGCAGCACGAGACAGCGTTCGACAAGATCCGCTTGAGTAACATCAGCGCAATACGTTCGTTCTACGAAACGCATGAGTTTGCCCTGCTGGACCAAGGTGATTCGAACAAGTCTCTGCGGGTTGCACGGATCGAACCTGACTTCGTTCAGGCAGGTGACATGACGGTAGAGGTGAAGGGTCGTGCGAACGCCAAAGCCGACGTCGTGACCTCTGATCCAGAGACAATTTTTGAGACACCTTCGGCAAGCGACGAAGAAACTGTTAAATTTAAGGACATCCGTCGGCTGATGAGCTTCAAATTCGAGTCGAACACTGGCGGAGGCAACTTCGAACTGGGCAAGACCTACGCGCATATCGAACCGGCAGACGGGAGGGTCGAGTCATGAGTGTTGTCGATCCACGCGGCTTCGAAGACGTACGCGACTGGGCTGACATCATGACCGGGCAGCTGGGCTTCTTCACTGACCGGAATCAGGGAGCCGACGATAACTACGAGCGCTTGGACGACCCTTCGCAGTGGCAGGACTGGGCTATGGGCGTGTTCGGAGGTACCGATGCACTGGGACAGGACGTCCCTGATCCAATGGATTATGACGACTGGAAAGAGTGGGCAATGAGAATGTTCTCAACAACGAATTTCACAGGATAGAGCGATGGCTAACCAAAATACTTCCAGAGGACCAACAGCTGCCGAAGGCATCCGTGCACGACGCGGTCTCGCATCCATGCTGACAGAGCAAGGAGGTGATCAAGAAACTGTTGATGCCGCTGAGCTGATCGAGTCCGTACCGGGTGGTCCTGAGATGCTGTACTCCTTCGCTGCAACTGAGTTGCTGAAGAAGGCAGGCGTCAAGTCATCAGAAACCAGAAAGGTCAAGCTCTACGAGATCGGTGGCTACGTCGAAAAGGCCGAGGGTGGTCTGGCGAAAGCTGCTGAGACGACACGTCGAGGTGGACGTAACGGTGACTCCATGATGGTGCACATGACGCCGGAAGAGCTGGGAGTCCTCGAAGGAATGTGGGGCAAGGCCGACATCAACCCCAACACCGGCATGCCCGAGTACGGTTTCTTCTCCAAGATCTGGAAGAAGGTAAAGAAGGCAGTCAAGAAAGTTTTCAGTTCCGACATCTTCAAAGTCGTTGCTCCAATCGCACTGAGCATCTTCGCTCCCGGACTGGGCTCGTGGATCGGTGGCGCACTGGGTGCGTCAGGCACAACGGCTAGTGTGGTAGGTAACGCGCTACTCCGGGGCGGCATGTCCGCAGCCGGAGGTGGTGATTTCATGACAGGCGCAATGACAGGTGCTATCTCTGGGGGTCTGGGCGACGTAGCAGGTGGCTTCGTCAAAGATGTCGCTCCCGGATTGTCTGACAGCACTGCAGCCATCGTTGGATCCAGTCTGGCGAGTGGCGCAGGTGCTTCACTGACTGGAGGCGACTTCGTCGAGGGTGCCATGTCAGGCGCGCTCACCCAGATGATGCAGCCGACGATGGAAGGCATCACCGCGAAGGGTCAGGAAATATTCAACCTCGAAGATCCGGGTGCCGGTGGCATCTTGGCAGTGCGTCCAACCGAGACGGGTGCGATGTCGCCAGTTGCAGAACCTCCACAAGATCTGATCACCCTCGGTGGTGGTGCGAAGGAAGCACCCCTTGAACCTCTGATGAGCCCGGTCGATCCTGCGCTGATGCCAGAGGATCCGTTCGCCGGAGCAGTCGCACCACCCGCAGTTGGTGGCGCAGAAGCTGCTGCAGCACCAGCCCCGGCTGCTGCTCCTCCGCCTGCAGGATCGGAAGACCTGCTCATGAAGTACGGGCTCCCGCTGATGGCAGGCATGGGCGCACTGGGTGGTGGTGGCGAAGAGGATGTTGGACCTCCTCAGTTGCCCCCTCATCTGATGGAGCCGCTGCCACTTTACGACAGCACCCGTCAGTTCATCGGCCCGACAGATCCGAATGCGTACTACACGTACGGGTCTCCGGGGGCAGCGCAGACAGGCGAGAGCTTGTTCATCACTCCAGATCCTTTCTCTGGGGAGACGGGCACGCCTACACATCCCGGCCCCGCTGGTGGACTGGGAGCTACCGGAGTGGGTGGCATCCAGCAGATGATTGCTGCAGGTCAGCCCATCCCAGCAGCCATGGTCCGAGGTAACGGTGGGCGTCTCGCGCAAGCTGGTTACACATTGGATCAGAATACGCAGACGTGGATGCCACCGCAGCCGTTGGGTCAGGGCACCGGTTTCCAACGCGGAGGTTACTTCGATCACTTCGCCCAGAACGAGGACGTACCGGCCACCATACCCACTGTGAGCGCTTCTGGCGGCTACACACAGGGACCGGGCACAGGTAGGTCCGATGATATTCCAGCGCGACTGAGCGACGGTGAGTACGTCATAGACGCTGAAACGGTCGCACTCTTGGGCGACGGTTCCGGTAGTGCTGGGGCGAAACGTCTCGATGAGATGCGTTCGAACATGCGCAAGCACAAATCAAAGAACCTGAGCAAGGGTGGCTTCAGCCATAAGGCCAAGTCACCTGAGGCTTACATGGGACGGCTTCGAGCCGCAGCAGGGAGAGCGTAATGCCTAGCACTTCGAACTTTCTCTTTGAGGGCAGACCTCCGCAGTCAACTACGACTTACGGACAGACCGTCGAAGGGATCCCAAAATGGATGTCGGACTACACGCAGGGTCTGATCGCCAGAGCGAACGCAGCAGCAGCGGAGCCGTACATTCCATACGGTGGTCCGAGGGTGGCTGGCTTCTCGCCTGAGCAGCAGGCTGCGTTCGGCATGACCGAGGCGAACATGGGTGCGTACATGCCCTACCTCGAAGGTGCGGCAGCGGGCTACGGTGGTGGTCTGAGTCGCGCTGCGAACATCGGGCGAGCGGCATCTCCTTTCGTTGAACGAGGATCACAAGCGTGGACTGACGAAGGTGTCGCTGACGCTTACATGAGTCCCTACATCGGGAACGTGCTCGACCGACAGGAAGCGCTCGCTACGCGGACACTGGAAGAAGAATTTATGCCCCGCATCTCCGGCATGTTCGGAGGTGCAGGTCAGTATGGCTCTCGCGGTGGCGAAGGCTCGATGGAAGACATTGCCATGCGGGGAGGCCGGGACATTCAAGAAGGCCTCGAAGCACAGCGGCTCGAAGCACTTCACGGAGCCTATGGTCAGGGCGCAGACATTTTTGCAGGGGACCAGACACGATCAGCCGAGATGGCTCGCATCGTTGGTGCTCTCGAAGAGGCAGGTGCCCGGAGCATGTACCAAGGTGCCGAAGGTCTGGGCATGCTGGGTTCAGAAGCTCAACGCATGGGTCTCACGGATGCTGCAGCGATGGAAGGCATCGGTGCTCAACAGCAAGCGCAAACGCAACGCAGTCTCGATCTGGCATACCAAGACTTCCTCGAACAGAGGAACTTGCCGTTCGACCGACTGGCATTCATGAACCAAGTTGTTCGCGGTCTGCCGATGGATACATTCCAGACGCGTCAAGACTATGGACCTGCCGATGTGTACCAGCCGTCACCGTTGTCACAAATTGTTGGCGCGTACGGTGTGTACCGTGGGATGAATCCACGAGAGACAGCGGAAGGTGGTTACATTGAAGGTGACTACGACGACATGACTGACTATGCGGAGGGTGGGTATGCGTCCCCAAAAGGATACGCTGAGGGCGGACTGGCCCAGTACGCATTCGGTGGGCAAGTGCTCGACCGCATCCGCTCAGGAATTGCGAATAGATTTCCGAGCTTCAATCGGTGGATGGGCAAGTGGGGCTACCCTGACGTCGGCGACAGTGTCGGAGTAAGTCGAGGTAAGCTTCTTACGAACAACAGTGAATCGACGGGTCGTTTGAGAAACTGGCGAGACGAGAAACAGGACTGAGAGATGGCAGCATATCAAGCAGGTGGACTGGCAGCGGTAACCGAAGAAGAGGAAGAGGTCTTTGATCCTTCAGCGATGACTGGTACCGAAGAGATCATCGAAGAGGTGAAGCCGGATCCTATAGGCGAGCTGCGCAAGATGGCGACGATGACCAAGGACGATGCGTTGGCTCGTCTGCGTGAGTCACGCGATACCTTGGCAGCACGTCGGACCAAGCAGGAGCAGCGAGCGGAGCAGGACAGATGGCTTGCACTTGCGCAGTCAATGCTGTCGCCAACACGGACAGGTGCGTTCGGTGAGAACGTGGGCATGGCTGCAGGTCAGCTACGTGATGTGAATGCGCAGACATTCGAACAGGAAGCAGTGCTTGCAGAGGAAGAGGAACGTCTGCTCCACCGTGAGTACGAGATCGCAGGCGACTACTTTGATTCGCTCGCTAACTTGGAAGGTTTTAAGAGCACCAGTCGTGCGCGCGTTGTTGGTTCGATAACAGTAACTGATCCGAGAGATCAGGCTAAGGTTGATCAAGGTTTGATGAGAGAGTCGGAGGCGAAGAGAGTAACCCTCAGCACAGTCATGATGCCCAATGGTGATACTCACAGTGAAATCGAAACTGTAGACGACATACCTTACGCGGAGGGAGGTATACCTTACAGCGTTGTTGACCCGAGGAAGGTACCGTCGCAGGCAGCTGCACAGAAAACAGCTGAGCAAGTTGCAAGCGAGGCTGCAAAAACTCAGTTCCTGACCGCGAAGAAGGGCATGGATGCTATCCCCATGGTTACACGACTGCAGCGAGCCTATGGACTCCTACAAGGGCTGGATGAAGACACGAGTGGGTTGAACGAAAAGATGCGTCAGGTTGCACAGTGGGCGGGCATCAGTGAAGTCATCACTGACAACGTTGAGCTGGCGACACTGCATAAGATGTTTGGTGCACAAATCTTGCAAGACCTGCGCTTGTTGACAGGTAGCAAGACTGACTTCGAGTACACGAAAGTCGAACAACAGAACGCTCGTCTCGGTGCAAGTGTAGCTGAGAACCTCGGCATCATCGATGAACACATGTTTATGCTGAATGAGATGATCGACAAAGGGGAGTACGCTGCGCAGCGGATGTCAACAGGTCCCGGTACCGAAGAGAAGGGCTTCATGCTGGAGCAATACTTACGCCACCGTCAATCGCAGGCGGACGCAGCAAGAGAGTACGATCAAGAGACGCGTGCAGCACCAGAAGATAAGCTTAGAGAGTTGATCCGTGCTGTTGAAAACAACGTAGGCTCGCCCGAGGAACAGAAGTTCCACATCGATGCGTTCGATCAGTTTTA